GGTTATCTTGTTATTGATATTTATCAAAAAGAAGACTCTAACAACGAAATTAATGTTGTTAATGGTGAAGCTAGACAAGAGTACCCTAGAGATGCTCAAGAGTTAGGCTTTGAACTTGTAGATAGAAAAATGCCAATGATATTTGGAGAAAGACTTAATAGAGTTCCTGCTTGGCCTTTAAATGGTCAGCTAGACTATGTAGAGCCTGTTCTTATGCCCCTTATTGACAGAGAGGTGTCTCTCTACAACAAAGTATCTCGGCGTAATCACCTTTTATATGGTGCAGCAACCTATACACCAGTGGTCTCCTCTGATATGACTGATGAAGAGTTTGAAGAACTAGTTGGTGCAGGTCTAGGTACTTGGCTTAGAGTTCGTAAAGATGAGTCTATTAGTGTGCTAGAAACACCTACAGGTGCTTTGTCAGACATGGATAGAGCTATTCAAGCTACTATTGAAGAGATGGCTAAAATGGGTATTAGAATGTTGTCACCAGAAATGGCAGCATCTGGTGTAGCTTTAGAAATTAGAAATGCTTCACAAACAGCGCAGTTAGGTACACTTAATGCTAAAGTTTCTGCTACAATAAAAGAAATTATTGCATTTATGTTAAACTGGAATTATAACACAGAATTCCAACCAGATGATATTAAATTTCAGTTATCTAATGACTTTTCACCTATGGTTGGTGGTGAAGGTGCTATGCGTCTTGTCTCTGAATGGTATCAATCTGGTATTATCTCACGAGAAACATTTATTAACATTGCTAAATACAATGACTTCCTACCTGCTGATTACGACGATGAATCTGCTGTTGAACAAATTCAAACAGACCCTCTGACACAAACACCAGCAGATGATCAGGTACAAGTCGAAGAATAATTAACTTATGACCGGAAGTCCCTGATGTTGTCTAGTTACTTCATTACACTCCGGTCGTCTAACTACTCGGAGGAGTACTAGATGGATATTAATCAAAGAATTTTTGACAGTATAGTCGAACACATGACAGATGTTAGGCTATATGAAGAAGGGGTTCAACTTCAAAATAGAAGAATTTTAAAACGACATAGAGAAAACTTATCAAAGCTTCTTAATAAAAATATTAGATCAGATGTAACACCAGAAGTTCGCAGATTTAATAAAGAACTGTCTTCTCATGTTATTTCTTCTATTAAAGAGTTTTCTACCTCTCAGCTGTCTTTCCACAGTGATAACTTTTACAAAGAAACTAAAAAGTTTTATAAAACTCAAAGACCTCGTACTAAAGAGTTACTAGAAGAAATTACTGGACCTAATATTAAAGGTGAGAAGACTATTCCAAAAAACTTGGCTAATATTTCATCAGGAGAACTTGTTCGTATACAAACTAAAGTGCGAGCAGGTCTTGCTAATGGTACTCCTCCTAAAGAGATTATTCGTAGTGTATTAAAAACTACTAAGCTAACTGAGGCTCAAGCTAAAACGTTAACTCGTACTTCTATTACAAGTACTCAGAGTGCAGCTTTAACTAAAGTAGTTGAAAACAACAAAGAAATTGTTAAAGGCTATTTGTTCAGTGCTATCTTAGATAGTCGTACAAGCCCTATTTGTTCTTATCATAATGGTAAAATTTACGATGTAAATGATACCAGATTTAAACCTCCTCTTCACTGGAATTGCCGTAGTACTTTGATACCTGTAATCAAAAGCAAAGAGGAATTAAAACAAGTTGCTACTAACAATATTACTGTATTTGGGGAAAGTCATACTAAAGAAAATGTTAAAGTTGTTGAAAAAAGAATAGAAGATTATAAACCTAAGTTTGTTTACCACGAATTTTATGAAGATCCAAAAACAATAACTTGGGCTAAAAAGAATGGTTTTATATTAAGAAAAGGTGATCTTTCTTATAAAGAAAAAGATGCTCTTATAAAAAAGTACGGAGGTGCAACAGAGCAGTTTCATAGAGATAGAGAATCTTTTATGATAAAGCAAATCAACGAAGCCGATAAAACTGTTAAAAATGCGTTCCTTATGGGTAACGATCACGCATTTAATACTAAATCTGTTATCTGGCAAGATAAAACTATTCGAAAAATAGATTACAAAGGAAAAATTTATAATCCTAAAACAAATATTGACAAAAAAGCATTAGAAAGTGTATCCGAAACACTTTTATCAGGGCTTTTGGCTAAAATACAAAGTTTTGGAGACTGGCTAAAAAATCAACCTTATTCAGTGCAATCTAAAATTTTAGGTAGTGATGAGAAAGCAAATTTATTTAGAGGAGGTAAGTTAAAAGCGAGGCAATATGTAACTCCACAAGGGACAGCATTAAGCATTCAAGCGTTAAGACGTAAGGCTGCTGAATTAACTTCTGTGTTTAAGCCTAAACAAAAATTAAGAGAAGCAGATGTTCAAATTAAAGTTAATAGGCCAAGCTCTCTTATAAGTAATCCTAAAAATAAATATGATCTGATTACTATGTTTTTATTGGATTCTGATGATTATTCTAAAACATTTTCTTTAACAGATTTTAAAGGTACTACATTAGCAGGTAAGACTGCTTCTAGACGTAGAACTGGTAATGTGTTTGATGAGCGTAACTTTTCGGCTGATCCCTTAACAGGGGAAATTAAAAATACTTTAATTTATGATCCCGATTTTAATTTGTTTCAAGAACGCTTAGATTTTATGAGATCGTCTAAACTTTTAAGTTCTGATGAAAAAGACTTCATTGAAAGTACTGTTTTAGCCTTAGACGATAAAATTTCTGTTAATCAACAAACTGTAATAGTAGAAAATCTCAGAGTTGTATTTGAACGCTATGCTAAAGACAAAAAGCCGTGGGATGACTTTGCAGCTGTTGTCAGAGCAGAAAATAGATTTTCCGTTCAAAACGTGTCTAGGTTATTAGACACTAGATCTCGTAGAAAATCCGAATTATTTTTGAGCTACATGAATATGAAAGATGATGTTCCTAAAGTTCAAATCATGGGAAAATATTATGATTTTGACGATCTCCAAAAAAATCTTTTAAAAGATCAGAGATTCATTGATAACTGGAGGGCAACCGAAGGATCAAAACTAGCAAAGAAAATCTACTTTACCGGGAGAGCACCTTTAAAGGCTTACTTTAAAAGGTTAACAGACAGCTACCCTGATGATAAAGATTTTAGTAATTTTCTAATGAGGCAGATTAATAGAATTACCACAGAGGATCCACGTACAAGAATCGTATTTAGACCTTTAATCAGAGCTTGGCAAATTTGGAATAAATCAGGAAAACCTACTGAAAGTTTTTGGGAAGCTAATCGAAGATTAGTTAGAGAACAATACCGCAGAATAATTGATTTAGAATTTTTGTTTTCTAAAAGGAAACCAACGTCAAGGCTAATGGACGATAAATCTTTAGATACTATCACTAAAGCTGTAAAGTTAATAGCTTCAGGTCAGTCAACCGATTATGATGCACTTGCTATTAATATTGGTAAATCTTTTAATGAGGATTTTAAAGATATATTACCGTTTACATCTCACACTTTAAAAGATCATCATACAATTGGTTCTGAAATACTTGATTATCTTAAAGATCAAAATATCATCAGAGTTCAATTTAGAGGTAAAACTCGTAGAGGAGTAATTGACCTAGAAACAGGGAGAGCTTCTGGGGGGTGGGCTGATACAATATCTAGAGAGGTTATAGTTATTGATAAATCAGTTCTTAGACTTCAAGAGGCAGAACGTAGAGTAACTATTGCTAGACGTTTAGGTACAGTAGAACCTCGTGATAGACTTTATGTAAGACCGGGAGAAAAAGTATTTTTTGACGCTCGTGGTAACAGAACGGGAATACCAATTATTTCTAGAGATAAATTTCCTGACTATGATGCTAATCAAATTGACAGAGATATTGCTAACATGATGAATCACGTTAGTAACGTTGAATACTCTGTTGATAATGAGTTCTTTGATTTTATGGATGACTTGCTTAGGTTTCGAGATCCAAGAGGTAATGCTAAATATTGGGATTCTTTAAATAAATTTAGGCAAGAAATACTTAGTCGTGGCGAACAAGGTTATGGATTGATGTCAACAGCCAAGTGGCACCGTTTAAGAGGAGAAAACTTTAAAACACAAGTTTTTATTGACTCCCGTGGTCGTGTTTATCATAGAGGATATCTTACACCTACTGGTGGGGAAATTGCAAGACCTTTCTTAAACTCTGGTAGATCAGTTGCTATTACGCCAGAGGCAGTTGATGAACTAAAAATTCAAATAGGAGCTATGATCGGTTCCGGCACTGAAACTTTAACTCAAGCTGGAAGAAGAGATATTTTTAAAAGAAATGAAGAAAAAATTTTAGAAATTGGCTCTTTATTGCAGTCTAAAACGCAAAGAGATCGTAGAATTCGAGAATTTCTTCAACACCCTTTGGTAGAAAAAGAAAAAGGGAAAGAAGTACCCAAGCTTGCTAGATTAGCTCTAGAATATAAGCGTATTTATGATCACGTAGACGGAGACTTTACTAATAACACTTTATTAAAAAAGTATAAGACAAAGCTTATGATTGAAAATGACGCATCATCTTCTGGTGCTCAGATTATTGCTTTATCTACTGGTGATAGACAAATTGCTAAAGTTTCTAATGTCGTAGCTACATCCCAGAAAAACAGGCTATATGACCTTGTTGCTATGGACACAGTAAACGATCCTGAATTTAATAAAATTGCTTCACTTAGAGACGCTAATTTAACTTGGGAAGACTTAGCTAAAGCTGCTAAAAGTCAAAACATGGTATCTTTCTATGGTGCTGGCGCTGCTACTAAAACAGCCAATGTAGCCAGTGAATTAGCAAGTATATTGAGAGAAAGAGATTTCTTAGTTATTACAAAAGATGATCTTTCAAAACAATTATCTATTGTTGATGGACAAATTAAGCTTGCAAAAAGACTTAATGCAGATGCTACTGAGCAAACTCTATTAGCCTTTAGAAAAGAACTAGTAGAGCTAGTAAACAGTAATCAACCTGCGGGAAGAGCTATTTTGAAACAAGCCTACGACATTCATCCAGATACGGCAGAGTTTGTAGAAACACTTACAAATGCTAGGGCAAAAATTGTTAGCCCAAAAGATTTTTCAGAAATAAATAGGATTATGTCTAAAAACTTGGCTGAAAGAGCGCCTGTTACAGACGAATTTATTACATACTGGAAAAGAGTAGCAAAGATATACGTTAATGAAACTCAAAAGGTAGATATTCCGTGGGTTACATTTGACGGTAAAATTATGACACAGAGATACAGGCCAAAAATTCAAGAAAGAATTGAATTTACTGATCCTGTTACTGGTCGAAAAATTGCCAACATTTATGAAGACTCGGCTGAAAATGGTAAACTACTAGGAAAAAGTTCTGTGAACGATGCTAGTATTGGTCTTGGAGTTAACGGTAATCATAGTAATGACGCTGTTATTGTAAGACAATTCCATCTTTGGGGTAGAAAAAATAATGTTGACACAGGAACTATTCACGATGCTTTCTTTACTAATATTGGGGACGCCCAAAAAGCGAAAGATGCTTTAAGGACCATCTACGCAGATGCTCTTGAAGGGGACACTATTCGCAAAACTTTAAAACAAATGCGTAAAGAAGGACTGTCTTATAGTTCTTACAGGAAGTTATTAAAAGAGGCTAAAGACTTGGGTCTTATTGATCCAAAGGATAAACTCACGAGAGCAGATATTTTAGCTCCTTTTAAAGAAGGTGAGGATTGGTACGGTATAGGACCATAAAGGGAAAATAATGAGCAATCGTGTAAAGAACACAGACCAAACTTGGGTAGTTTATTGTCACTACGATAATAAAACTCCTGTATACATAGGGAGCGGTCAAGTTCACAGAGC